CATATTCTTGTATTTCTACAATATGTCCTAGTTCTAAATTGGGCGTAAAAGATTGCATCTTACAACAAGAAGCATGTGCAAAAGCATATGGGAAAAGTGTAATCATACTAACAGGAAAAATGTTGCGTTTAGGTATAAGCCTTCCTTGTGTTGATATCGCATTACACATGGATCCAATAAAATCAGTCGATACAATTTATCAGAGTATGTTCCGCGTATTAACAGAAAGAGAGGGTAAAACCGCGGGTATATTTATTGATATGCTAACAACACGTCAAATATCATTTATGTATGAATATATGAATTATGTTAGTAAAACTGAAAAGGTATTCAGCAGTCAAAAGAAAATGAAAAAATTATTAGAAAAATTATTATTATTTAATTTCAACGGTATTAATTTCCAAAATGGTTCTGAATATCACGATTTATACAATAAATTAATGAAGGAATTTTCACTTGATGATATAAATAAATTTAATAAAAATATTAGAACTATTGATGTTAGTGAAGTGAATGAAATGCTTAAAAGCTTTGATGAAAGCTTTATAGAAAAATTTCATAGTTTATTAGAAGATTTAAATATTAATTATAAAGAAAAGAAAAAGGGAAAGAAAAAAGTAAAGAAAGATTTAGCAGATAGAAAAGGGGATGAAATGCCTGCGGACGAATACAGAGAGGTTGAACCTATGGAAAATAAAAATCCAATAACTGTTAAAAAAACACCAGAATTAAAAGAAAAATATAATGAAGTATCTAATTTTCTAAATGATATGATTATGTTATTTTCATTATTTTCATCAGATACATATGATGATATTTCAGATACGCCTGATTTTAGAAAAAAAATTGTTAAAGATATTCATGATTTTTTTAAGAAAAATATTGAAGATATAAAAGAAGCGTGTGATTCTCTTGAATTAGATGACTATAGCGTTATTGATTGTCATTTATTGAATATTATAAAAAATAGTGTTAAAGATGATGGACTACAAAATGTTTATAATAATTTAAAAGGTGATTTAAGGGATTTCTTTTCGGACATTACAAAAGATGATGGTTTTTTTAAAATATTTTATGTTAATATAGAGGAAATGAAAAAACTAAAGAAATCTTCACAAGATTTAAAAAAAGTGAAACCTTGTTCACAAGATTTTATAAAAGACCAGAAGGTTTTAGATATTATTCGTGATAGATTAACTGTCAGAGAAGAAGAAAAAAATCTTTATGGTGAAGTATTTACTCCTATCGAATTAATCTGTGAAATGTTCGAACATATTCCAGATGATGTTTGGCAAAATCCTGATTTAAAATGGTTAGACCCTGCAAATGGTATCGGTAATTTCCCAGTTGTTGCATATTACAAATTAATGGATTCATTAAAATCTAAAATCCCACAAGAAGCAAAAAGGTCAAAACATATTATTGAAGATATGTTGTATATGGTTGAACTAAATCCGGTGAATGTTCGCGTTTGTAAAAAGATATTCAAAATGATTGATCCGAAAGCTACTCCGAATATAGTGAAACACGATTTCTTGACATTTAAGGGGTTCAGAGGGATTGATAAATTTGATGTGATTATGGGTAATCCGCCTTTTCAAATTGAGCAAAGTGGGAAAAGGAAAGGTGGTTATGGAGGTAGAACACTTTGGGATAAGTTTGTTATTAAGAGTTTGGATTTACTAAAAGAAGGTGGTATATTGGGATACATTCATCCTGCTTCTTGGAGAAAACCTGAACACGAATTATGGAACGTATTAGGAAAAAAACAACTATTATATTTAAATATATACGGTGAATCAGACGGGCAAAAGATTTTTAACGCGTCAACACGTTTTGATATATATGTTTTAGAAAATAAATCCATTAACAGAAATACAACGGTAATAGATGAACAAAATAAACAACATTCCATTAATTTATTAGATTGGCCATTTTTACCGAATTATGAATATGATAATATAGAAAAAATAATTACAACAGAAGAAAGAGGTATTAAAGTTATATATAGTCGTTCATTATATGGAACTGAAAAATTAAAACCCATAAAAGATAATAAATATCGCTATAATATAGTTCACTCAATAAATCAGAAAGGTTTGGTATTTTGGTATACTGATGATAAAAAAAGAGGTCATTTTGGTATTCCTAAAGTTTTGTTAAATTTTAACAGACATCAATATCCAGTTAATGATTATGAAGGTAAATATGGTATGAGTCAAATTACATTTGGTATTCCTATTAAATCAAAAAAAGAAGGTGATGATATTTTAAAAGCAATTAATACTGATGAATTTAAAGAAATAATTAAAGCAACCAAATGGGGTGCATTTCAGACTGACTGGAGAATGTTCAAATATTTCAAACCAGATTTTTATAAACAATTCTTGGGTAAATCATCAAAAAGATCTTCTGAAGATATTGATCAAGGGCCAATACCAGAAGAAGTTGTATCGTCTAAAAAATCAAGGTCCCCTAAGAAAGATAAGAAAGATAAAATGGATACTATATCAGAATCTATTGAGAAAATAGACAAAAAATTACTTCCTAAATTATTACCTGTAGTTTCAAGAATGTTTGACCATTATGGAAATTTTTCACAAGATATAAAACAAGAATTAAAAGACCGTTACGAATTAAATAGTGAGCAAATAAGTGAATTAAGAAAAGCATTTGAAAAAGATAAAAAATCAAGAACACCTTCAAAAAGATCTGAGGAAATTACTGAACCATATGCAATTGAAGATCAATTAAAGAAATCTGATAAAAAAACGAAAAAGAAAAAATGTTCAAAATCCCATCCCGAACCACCATGTGATGATGGGAAAACATATGAGAAAAATGGTTGCTGTTATAAGATTAAGAAATCTAAAAAGAAAGAAGGAGGAAAAAGAAGATATAAAAAATCACGAAGAATAAGAAGAACTAAAAGAACTAAAAGAACTAAAAGAATGAGAAGAACTAAAAGAACTAAAAGAACGAAAAGAACGAAGAAGAACTAAAAGAACGAGAAGAAGATAATTAGTTTAATAAAATTTTACATTCTATTTTAATATTGTTCATTTCACATTGATGAAGAATTTCTTTTAATGTATATTCTGCTGTTTTACCTTGAAAACTAATCCCTAAGTTTTCAAAATAAATAAACCCTTTATCTGTATGTTCCCCTATTTTAATATTTTCTGTTGTATGTTTTATTATCCTAACACCATCATTAATAAAATTATAAATATGTTTTAATAATCCCCTGTAGGATTTAATATCTACTCTTCTACCATTAATCATACATTCAAGTAATTTACTAAATGTGAAATCTCTACTAACTAAATCCTCTTTATTTTTGATAGTGACTTCTTTAATCCTTTTATAAATCATTGTTCCGTCATCTAACTTTTCAACATTGTATTTAAAATTACAATGGAACGGTTTTAAGATTATTTCATCATTTGTTTCTTTGAAAATGATATATGGTTCCATACTTATCAAAACATTATTAAAAAAATTTTTTTAATTTATTCAAATTTTATCCTAACACAGGGAAGTTTTCTTTTGTGAGATTTTTTTCTGAATTAAATCTCTGTGCGACTTTCTCTTTCCAGAGAGAGAGTCCTTTATCTTTTTTTTCCTTAACTTCTTCACGGACTTTAGACATTGTTTTTTCGATATCGTCATAAATATCTGAACGGACGATAAGGTTTCCTTCAGAATAATATTGTGACATCTTTAGAATAATTATATAAAAAAAAATTTATAAAATTATCAAATTTATTTCAAGTAATTCACAAGGACTTCAATTCCTTCTACTGTCGGTGAACAATATCTTTTTAGGAAATCATTTTCTTTTAAAGTTATGAAATCCAATGAACCTTCTTTTTTCCATCCATTGATTGCTTTTTCTCCTGAAAAGTTTACAAAACTAATCCTGACTGTTAATTCTTCTTCAGGTCTTCCAAAATAATTCCCGCTTAACATCGCGACTCCTGTTTCTTCTAGAATACTTTCACACATTGCTTTACTTGTTTTAAATCTTTCTTTATGAATTCTATTACATTTACTAAAATCAGGGAAAACATAAAATCCCCCACCTGGTTCAGCAATTTCACAACCACATGTAGTTAATCTTTCAGTAATGTGAGATGATAATGCTGATAGGATTGTTTGAGTTGCTTTAAGGTAATCATTCGTTTCTGAATTATTAATTTCATATGCTTTCACTGCAGCGTATTGAATTGGCGATGAAACACTTGTATATGTTTCAGATGCGACAGCACACATTCTTTTCATTAACCATTCCATTTCATTTGGAAAACTACATGCTCCTAATCTCCATCCACCTGCTCCAGCCCATTTACTTATCCCGCCAAAGATAATTGTTTTTTCAGGATAATAGGACGCAATACTTTGACCTCGATGACCTTCAACATTAACAATATTTTCATTCCCATTGATAAAGAATGTACAGCCTCCATAAATCTCGTCAGACATGACACATAAATCATGTTTTTTTGCAACTTCAGCAAGACATTTTAATTCTTCTGAATGATAAGTCGCCCCCGTAGGATTACAGGGGGAGTTTAATAATAATAATTTTGGTAAAAGACAATCATCATTTGAACAATATTCATCGAGGACTTCTGGTCTTAATTTCCATCCATCTTTTAATTCTGTATTCAGCCAATGAACATCTCTCCCTATGATTTGAGCTTGGGGGGCGTATGAAACCCACGAAGGGTTCGGTAATAATAATTTACCATGATAAGATAATTGCAGAATAAATAATAGCTCTTTGCTGCCCGGACCTATCATCACATTCTTTGGTGATATCTGTACACCATGTTTACTGCTTCTATATTCGGCGACGGATTTACATAGTTCAGGTAATCCTTGAACTGGTAGATAGTCTTTTTTATGAGCATTTTTTCTTAATTCTTCAACGATATGTTCTGGGACAGGAAAAGGTGATTGACCTAATCCAAATTTATATGTTTTCTTTCCTTCTCTAATCCTTTGATCAGAAATCTTATTGATTAATAAAGTCGCACTTTCAGGAAGATTAATAATTCCTTCCATTATAATGTTTCATATAATTTATTTAAATTTACACTTACAATTCTAATCTCATGCTAGGATACGGAATATCCGTGAAGGCGCCCCATTCTCGGTGAACCGAGGGATCTTCTTTATAACCAAATTTCTCATAGAACTTTTGGAGACCCTTCTGACTATTCTTCCCTTTCTGATACCAGAAACCACCATATTCATTCTCCCCTGGTTCATCTTCATCTTCATCTTCATCTTCATCTTCATCTTTTATCTCTTCAACATTATCAATGGGTTCATCAATGTCGTAAAACATATACGACTGCAAACATCCTTCTATATAATCTTTCTCAAGATTGTAAGATACTTCACAATCCTTGTTTTTTCTCATACATTTCTTCCAGAACTCGTCTGTCAGTATATCCATTACATTTTCATCAGGGAACCATCCATCATCATCATCTTCCTCATCTTCTTCCTCATCGGATTCTTCCTCCTCGGATTCTTCTTCCTCTTCCGAGGAATCTTCGGCATAACCAGCATACTCATTAGCGACCTCCAGAATAATATCCGTATATCCCATCCTCCTCGCGAACTCTTCGCTCATCTTCATTAAATCTGAACCAACACCCTTCTTTTCTGAGAAGTAGCTGGAACAGATAGTTGAGATAGAGATAACTTTCTTATCTTTGAGATCATCACCTTTGAATGAAACATCTACAAGATTCACATATCCATGGATGCGGTTCAGTGGGTTCTGATAGGACCACTGATGCTTCAGTTTATCTCTCCGGAACTTTCCAGCCTTCCGGATCTTTTTCTTGATTTCTACTGGGAGATGGTCTTCTCCGTTGTCAACCATACACATGATCATGCTACTTCCATAGTCCAGATCATCTGCGACAGTCTCTGTCCCAAAGTCTTCATCGTAGTAGTCCTCAAGTTCTTCACCGTACCTCTGAATGAACCCGCGGAGTGTCATTAGGACAAGTCCGTTTCCGTGGGATGACTCCCGGAGATCCATTCCCTCTACGATCTTTTCTTCATCCTGTACTTTACCCAAGACAAAACGAGCATTGCTGAGAGACATTGTGGATCTTTCCTTTTTGTTTTAAGTCTGTTCTTTCGACGATTATCAAATTTTAAAAAAAATTAATTAATAAAAGACCTACAAAAATTTGCTCAAAGATATTCCCCAAGGATGTCTTGGAGGACCTCTTCAGGTAGGAGACTCCCCTCCTCTGTTTTATACTTACAGACGTTAATATATGTCTCCATATCCATGTTAAGTAGATTCACCTTGTCTTGGCAACCCACTCCGTAGATCAATGGAGATCCGTCAATCATCTTATACTCCTTGCCGGCATTCTTGACCCGAGCCATCCAATCAACCTTGTGACACTCGCAAGTCATTTTTATAGTTCTCTTTTCTCTTCTCTCTTTTCTCTCTCTCTCTTCTTTGTTATTGATAGTATTCTTAATAAATACTTTTCAAATTTAAAAAATGAATTATAAAAAAAAAGGTCTCACCGGGAATTGAACCCGGATTACAGGATTCAAAGTCCTGAGTGCTAACCAATTACACCACGAAACCAGTGCATGTAGGGAGATTCGAACTCCCGAAGCCAATGCAAACGATCTTGAGTCGTTCCCCTTTGACCAGACTTGGGTATACATGCTTATTCCCACACCGGGACTCGAACCCGGGTCGGCTGGGTGAAAACCAGCTATCCTAACCATCTAGACTATATGGGATAAACTATAACGAAAGATACTTTTCCTTCCGAGTATTTTGAGAATACTAAACGATGTCCACCGTGGGGCTCGAACCCACGACCACAAGATTAAAAGTCTTGCGCTCTACCAACTGAGCTAGACGGACGTATGTGATATACATAGTGTATCACATGATATTCCATGCGGGGCTTGAACCCGCGACCTCGGGCTCATAAGACCCGCACTCTAACCAACTGAGCTAATGGAACCTTATGCTTAGGAAATTCTAAGACTTTTTACCTCATATGGGACTTGAACCCATAACCCCCAGATTAGAAGTCTGATGCTCTATCCAATTGAGCTAATGAGGCGGATGCTTACAGAATTATAAGACTTTTACTAGAGGGGGGCTTCGATCCCCCGAAGCGTGTCGCATGTGATCTTAAGTCACACCCCTTTGACCAGACTCGGGAACCCTAGTATTTTAAACTATGACGGGGAAGATACTTTTCCTACCCCCGAGTTACTTATGGTAACTAATCAACTCCTCCAGCTGGGCTCGAACCAGCGACCTACCGGTTAACAGCCGGGCGCTCTGCCAACTGAGCTATAGAGGAAAATGTCATTTTAAGACTGACAAGTCTATGAGCCCGCCGTGGGACTCGAACCCACGACCACAAGATTAAAAGTCTTGCGCTCTACCAACTGAGCTAGACGGGCCAAACATATTCATACTTCTTCTACTATAATACACAATTACCTCAAACACAAGTTTCAAATTTTT